TTCATATCCAGAATATTTGATAGTTTCTGAGTAATAAAAGCCGTCATTAAAACAAAATCTGCAGTCTTCATAAACAACTTTATCGATTTGTTCAAATCGTTCACCAGTCCCATAATTATTCACCGTGACCTTAACAATATCTCCCTCAAAAATTTCAACGCCGTTCAGGTCTTTCAAACCTGTTGATTGCATGAGGACTAAATTTCGTACATGATATGATTTCAATTCGGAAGGTGTCTTCCAATATTCGATACTGTTGACCTTACCACCTTTAGTAAAATGTAAGACAGCTACATCTCTCATTGTGTTTTCTCGCTTATCCCACGCTCTAAATTTTGGAATCATTTTGTTCACTCACTTTCTAATCTACTGGCAATATCAGCAATGACTGGCACTGTTACACTGTTTCCTGCTTGCTTATATAATTGACTATCGCTGTTTACTTCTTTTGCTTTATCAAACGCCCAGTCAGGAAATCCTTGAAGCCTCCAACATTCACGAGGTGTTAGTTTGCGAATTCTAAAATTATTAGTTACAACGGCTTGTTCTTCACCTGTTAATAAAGTGTTAGCAATCCCCTTGCCTACTCTCCCTCTTCTTGTGTTTGAATTAGGATGGCTAATATTTGCAGAATCGCCTGGTAAGGCTTCGGCATATCCTTTTGAGGTTGCTTCCTTAACCATTATTCCGTGTCGGTCTTGAGCGGTTAATGTAAACATTTCTTCACCATCATCTTTAAACCGTCTTCCATTTTGTCGTTTTTCTACTCGATCAGGAGTTAAGACAGGTATTGCAATTTTTGCCCCTTCTCCTTTATTTGTTGTTAGAGTAGGTGCTAAACCATCGCTTGAATAAACTTGACCGTTCATTCCTGAGCCGCTAGGATTCACATTTCCTACCACTGCAATCTTTGGCTCTCTATCTCCACCTTGCATAGTATTTAAACAAGGGCTAATACCATTAACATCGTAAAATCTGTTAGTACTATCGAAGTTAAGCAATTCCCTAGTCTTTTTTGAATTGTTGATAGGTTTTATATTGTTTTTAGCAGTTGTTCCGTTTTTTCTCTCGAAAGGAAATACTTTTCTGGTACATTTTCCTCTAAGATGTCCAATAATGAATACTCGCTCCCTGTTCTGTGGTACGTAGTCTTTAGAGTTAAGCACTTGCCATTCCACATCATACCCGAGTTCATCCAAGGCTCTGAGGATTGTCTCGAACGTAGCCCCTCCTTCGTGGTTAAGCAGTCCTTTGACGTTCTCAAGGAATAAATAGCGTGGTCTGAGAATAGATGCGAACCTTGCAATTTCAAAGAAGAGAGTTCCTCGAGTATCTTCAAAACCTTTTCGTTTTCCTGCAATCGAGAAAGCTTGGCACGGAAATCCTCCACAGATAACGTCAACACTTCCGATTCCCCGAATAAATTCATCTGATATTGTTGTGATGTCATGCATTTCCACCTCTCCTGTTGTGTCATGGATTGCTTTATAGCTAGTTCGTGCGAACTTATCTATTTCACAAAAACCTATGCATTCATGACCGGCTGATTCCATCCCTAAACGGAAACCGCCAATGCCTGCAAATAAATCTAAAAATTTCATATTTCAAAGGAGTAAAGAATTCTTTGTGGTCGACCAAACCTCCACTCCCTTCTACAAATTCACTGACTCTTTTTTATAACCAGCATCAATCAAAATACTTTCAATTACATAAAGGTCTGTTTTCTGCTTTAAACTAGCCTTAAATTTCTTCGCAATATTTCTAGCTTTGTCTAAAGAAACGACTTCATATGTTTTAGCCAGAGCATCCGCAATAATTGCGGATGTTGGCGTATAATAAATCTCAAGCAAAATGAACACTCACTTTCTACGAGATTATTCTTCGATTTCTTCTTCATCATCTTCAACTGTCTTTTCAGGGAAAATGATGTTCTCTTTGTTTTTGCTCCAAGAATCTGCAAACGGTGCAAAATGTTGGCGTGCAAGTTCAACTTGGTTGATTAGATTTTCAACTGAAACATCATGATCAGCTGCAATTTCTTCTAGCGCTTCCCCTTCATCGATTCGATGCAACACGCCACGAACGTTAATTGTTACTGATTCTGGCCATTCGATAGTCGTTGCTTTCTTGATGAATTCGTCAATGGTTTCTTTCGATACTTGCACAGCAACTTCTTCGATTTCTTGAACATCATCGCCCATCTCTAAAGAAGTTTGTTCTTCTTTTAGGATTTCAACTGTTCCGTCGTTATTTACAACGTATTCGACATTCGGCTTATTGGTCTGTTTGTTTACTGGTACCTTGTATTCCACTGTTTCTGGCTGAATGGTCACAGATACTGTTTTACCTAACAAAGCATCTAAATCGTCTTTTTTACCGACTAATGAGCCATTGCTGACGACTAATAACACTTCTGTATTTCCATTTCCTTTTGATGTAGCTTTCTTTAATTCTGGTCTGAAACTTACTTGTTTTGTCATTTTATTTTCCTACTTTCGTTTAATAATTAGTTGCATCTTTCCATTCGTAATCGAAATTATCGGTTATGAATGGTCTTTTTTCGTTTAAAGGCTTAGTTACACCTTGTGTGATCACTTTAAAATCTCTAGCACGAACAACAATCGCTTCAACTGGATGACCATATCTAAGGGCAAATAGACGAAAACGAAGCTTAACGGATTGGTCAATGCCATACACGCCAAAAGAGTTTTTAATATCAATGACATGTCTCCAACTTCCATCTAAGTTTTTTATAATGAAGTCAGGTGAATAAGCTATCGCCGAAATTTTGCCTATACCATCCGCAGTTGGTGTAAGTTCGGTTAGTTTAAAACGCGGATGAACTTCAAAAGGTAAACCACATTTTTTGACAAACTTTGTATAAAAGTTAGCTTCCTTCTGGCTATCAAATGTGTAACCATCAATCGTGACTTTATTTCCTCGCTTATTCAGGGCTGTTGGTGATTGCATTGTTTTAACTCCCTTTCCTTGGTCGCTGTTTCCGCTCGAACTGCTTTTCCATCTTTATTGCATTCAGGACATGGAATAGGTGTTGCATAATTAAATCTGTCTTTGCCCCAAATCACGCGCTGATCTTGACATCTAACACACTTCATTCTTATTTAGCCCCTTTCATCCAGGCTTGATTACTTTTGGTAGCTTTTTCGGTCGGTTCCTTCTTATCAACCCGTTTAATAGATTTCCCTATATGTTTCTTCGGTTTTTCTGGCATTATAATGGCTTCCTTTACTTCTGAAACGGTTCCGCCAGATACGATTGTTGCGATAGCTGCTGTCTCTTTATGCTCAAATAGCACAGCATCTTTTAAATTGGCTACTGGTCGACCATCTTTGCCAAGATAGGCTGAAATTTTCACTACATATGGCATTGAATGATTCCCCTTTCTATCAATTTGTTTTTAAGGCTTTAAAATGCGTTTTAAGCCGTTTTTCTTTCTTTGTATCTATTTATATTCACTTGATTGCAAAACTGCTCTACGTTGAATATATTCGCTAAAAATAATATTTTAGATACCTGATACTCGTTTGTCTGATGTCCCCTCAATTTTCATCACAAATCCTTGTGAATTACTCATGATACGAGAAAGGATTCTCTCCCCATAAGCTTGGCTCATTTCTTTACCTGTTAAGTTCGTAGTAAAAATAGTTGCTTTATTCTGCCGAGCTTCTACAATGCGATTCAAGGTGTCGTTATTAAAGTTGGTACTGTCATTCCCTTTAACGCCTAACTCGGCCCCTAAGTCGTCCAAAACAACTAAATCAGCGCTTTTAATCTCTGCCATTAAGGTTCCTGTTATTGTCTTTCTGGCTTGTTCATCTTTCATCGCAAATTTTAGTTGTTCTAAGAGTTCCGCATAGCTAATAAATAGGCAGCGTTTATCATAGTTTGATTTCTCCAACACTTCCCAAGCAGTTGACATAGCTAAATGACTTTTACCAACGCCGCTTTTGCCTGAAAGGATCATATGAATTGGTTTATTCAAAAGAATTTCAGTTGTAGCTCGTTTGGCAATTTCAAAAGCAAGCTTGGTTTCTGTGTCTACTGTTTTGTAAGTTTTAAAACGACAATTAATTAAATTTTTGTCGGTATAAAGCGAGCTATATTTCAAGTAATTAATCGCTCTGGCTTTCAAACTATCGTTAAACATTTTTTCTGTTTCAAGGTCTTCTGCTTTTTTGCGTGCTTTATAGCCACATTCCATGCAAGTTGGCGGACATCTATCGGACCCATCCTTGTTTTTTGCACGCCAAGCATAAAGATTTCCTCCGCACTCTGGACATGGATCAGGTGTGATATAAAGCAACGTTTTAATCATTTTTGAAAATCCATCTGATGCTGACTGCATTCTTTCACTTCCTAAAATCCAAGATCATCGTAATCCGAATGACCTGTATTTGATTTCTGTTGCTTGGTTGTATTCTTTTGCTTCCTTGCCGCTTCTCGTTCATCAACAGATTTGAACCCTCTTTGTTCCCAATCTTTCAATATGGCATTGATATAGTTATAGTTTCTTGCGTTTGCATCAATAGCAATTTCAATAGCTTTAACAATTAATTGTTCAGCATCTTTTTGACTAGCTCCGATTTTTTCAAAATCAGAAATCCAATAATCAAAATCAGTCATAGTTTTAGACGACATCAATCCAAATCCGTTGTTTTCCCAAATTGAACGAATGGACGACCCTTTATTGTTGTTATTAATATTCTTTTCATTCTTATCATTCTTTTCATTCTTGTATGTGGACAACTGTTGGACACTTGTTGGACGGTTGTTGGACACTTGTTGGTCATTGACTTGATAGTCATCCCAATTATTTATTGTTATAACGCTGTATTTCGGAGTTGACGAGATGGACAACATTTGCTCGTTTTCAAATTTTTTTAACCATCTCCATAACGTACGCCCGACAATCTGTTGGTCACGTGGAACACCTTCATTGAACTCTTTCTCAATAACGGCGCGCCCTGTGACGAATTGACCGCTGGACACAGCTATCTCTTGACCATTAAAAATAAATCTACTTTCTTTATGGCTCGCCTTCATTAAACATAAAGACCAAAGTTTAAACATATTAGCGTTGGTCCAAACGAATGAATTGGTCACTTTTCGATACAATTTTATATATCCAGTATTCATTCGTTATGCACCTCCTATAAATCGTCCATACTGGTAAAATTGGTAATTTTGTTGTGTCCTCTACAATATTCACAAGTTCCACAACTAACTGGTTCTTCTTCGCCTTTTTTCACTCGCACAACATGCTCGATGTTTTCTTTTAATTCTTCTAATTCGTAAATCATTTTTTCTTCGCTAAGAGTGATTAGTTTTGCTTCACTAGGCTTTTGTTTCGAAACTGCTGCAATGAGAGGAAGAAAATTTTTGTCATATTGTTGGCGAAGCAGTTCACAATAAACTGCCATTTGTAACACGTAACCGAAGCGTTCAATGAAGTTTGCTTTTCTGTTTAAACGTTCATCCCATTTCTTCTCATGCATATCTTTGGTTGTTTTGATGTCTACAAAATACTTTTCTTCTAAATTTAAACAATCGATTTTCCCTTTCCACATTGCACCGCCAATTTCACCTGTGACGATCACTTCTTTTTCGCCTTGATAAATATTTAAAAAGGCTTCTTCTTGTTTTAATCTTTCAATCATCTGCTCCGCAATTTGGAAATCTTTCAGTAGACCAAACGGTTTTCTTGAAGAAAACATTTTGCTTTTGTTTTCTTCTTTAAATGCTTCATGAATTTCTGGTGATTCAAAGTAAGAATGAACATAATTACCAACTAGCAATGCTTTAGGATCGTTTTCTGGTGTCCATTCGCCTTTTAACTTGGCAAGAGCTGCAGCTTCACATTCAAGAAATTTTTTATATTGAGAGACAGACATATAAGCTAGGTCCGCTTCTTGTGAATAATAATTTTCATCAGAAAGGATAATCGTCTTCTTCAATCGTTGAGACATCAGCTTCACTCTCTTTCTGATTGGTTTCATAACCAGCCATCACATCTAAAGTTTCCTGAACTGGCTCTTCTAAAATTCGGTCCGCCGCTTTCGTTAAATCTTCTTTTTCAATTGGTTTGGCTTGTTCAATATCTGGTTGCTCTGTTACATCAGCCACACGTGTAATTCGTTCATTATCTTTTTCTTGATCAACAGCTTTTTTATTGTTGGAAAATAGTTTTTCTTCAAGTACCGCAGCTTGCTCTTCTCGCTCTGGTGTCACATCTTTTCGTTCGAATTCATTTTCGAGTGTGTCTTTAGCGGCTTGCACAAATAAATCATTATCGTTGCTAGTATTGATTAAATATTTAGCAGCTCGATTGATGACAGTTCTTTTTGCCATTTCTTCTGGAAAATCATTCTGAACATTTTTTGTTTTTGCTTTGCTCCATGACTTATCAATTTGTTTCTTTGTCATGACGGTTGTTACTTCTTTACCATTTGCTAGCTTAATAACCACATAAGCAGCCTTAATGTCGTTGTCTAGGTTTTCGAAGGACGTTTCATGTTTAGCAACAACTAAGTCGGGACCATCCATAGCAATTTCAAATACATCGCCTTCTCTTACTACAACAGGCGTGATATCTGCCCCTCCAGTTACTCGATCTAATACAGCCATGGTTCCGAAATATGAGCGCATAAGCTGAACTTTATTTCCATATTTGATGAAATAACATTGTTTTTTAGCTGGCGATAATCCTTGGATGACCATATCAAGCAAGGCGTTAGAAATAGATGTTTTAGTTTCTGGATTGTTAGCTGCCAACTGAAGAAGGTTTCCTCCTGAATTGTTGGTTAGTTCAAAGAAAGCACTTTTCAATGCATTCTGTGGACTATAACCTGGTGGCATTTCTAATCCCTGCTCTTGCAATCTATTCAAATTTCCGATTACTTGTTCATCTAAAGATCGTTGTGTTATTTGTGTTAAATCGTTACTCATTGTCATTCTCCTCTTCTTCGTCATATTCCCATGTTGGCTCTAATGCTTCTTTTTCTTCTGGCGGCTCTTGTCTAGCTCCTAATGAATCAAATTCAGGCATTTTCACCACTCCCAGAATATTTTCGTTTTGTTTTCTTCAAGTTCAACGTGATCAAATCCTTCTGTTTCTAATTGAGATAAAAACGTTGATGTAAGACCTTTACTATTCACCACGCAACTTGTATTACCATTTGATGCTGCAGTTCGAATTGATTGGACAATTCTATTTTGAGCATTCGCTAACATTAATTCGTAAACATCATCACTTAAACCTCTTACTTCAATCATTGCAGTTCACCTCTTAAAAATGCAGTTAGTAATTCATCCATAGATTTTTCATTTGCAGCATCTTCGGCTCTTTCTACTACGCATTCTGGGCAATCACAAGATTCGCTTATGCTTAATTGCTCTTTTAGATCACCTAATAATTTTTGCAAGAGTATAGCTAACCCGATAACTGAACCACAAAACGCAGTACTTCCTTGGTCTGTTTCAAAATTTGCGGCACATAGAAGAAGTTCAACATTTTGTTCCTTACATTCTTTTTCAAGTTCAATAATCATTCTTTTAATTTTTCTATTCATGTGGTACACTCTCCTTGAATTTGATATTTGTAATTGACCTACTTTGATGGCCGTCGAAGTGGGTCTTTATTTGTTGTTCCATCTTTTCATTCCTCATTATCAGACATCTTTTTGTAAATTCTTTCATACAAAGTCAATTGTCTTTCAAGCTGATTTAATGTATAAACGTTGTTGTGTTTGCGTTGATTAGATCGCATAAATCGCAAATTATTCTTCAATACATCGATTTTTTCTAGCACTACTTCTTTAACCATTTCAGTTTCATGTTCATTCAAAACCGATTTAGTCTTAGTTTTCATTTGTGATGGTATAGCTTGTTGTCGGGTTGGTAAAACGGCTCCTGTCCTACTATCTTGAAATGTTGGTCGTGAGTTCATTTGTTGAATGGTTAAACTATTTATTCGGCTTTCAGCTTCACTTAATCGCTCACCAATTATCCAATTATGAAAACACAAGATAGCTACTGGAATTGCGACTATTCCTATTACGTCGAATACATTCATTTACTTCACCTCGCGATTCTGTTTCCTCTTGTAATTTTCACCAGCGTTATCGGCGATCCAACTATTAAATGAACATAATTCAATAACAAGGTTATAAGTCATCAATACTAATGCATAAATCAACAAAATCTTTCCATCTGCTTTTGTGCCAATTAGTAATCCCACTCCAAAGATATATAATCCGTAGGTTATCCTATTTAGGTTTCTGTACATTTTTTTCATTTTGTTTTTTATCGTCCTTTCCTTTAATAGTGTACGTATGCGTGATGCCTGTTTTACGTGTCATAACGTTACAATACGCTTGACCTAATAAATCAATATTTACTTGATCTGCCATTTTATTCACCTCACTTGATATTTAAGATTTTTTTGATTTTCTGAACTTGCTCTTCTGAACGTCTACGACCATGAAGAATATCTGACAAGTAAGGGCTTGAAATCCCCAGTTGTTTAGCTAACCAAGATTGGTTTTTGCCTGCACGAATTAGAGCTGCTCTAACATCGATCGCTAAGTCTTGTGACATATTTATTACTCACTCCCTTTTATTTTTAATTTGTAAGCTAAAAAATTAGCTAATTTAATAAAATTTATTGACTTATTCTATAATGTTTTGTAGAATAAGTGCATAGCTAAATAAGACTTTTTAAGCCTAGTAAAACAACACTTTTTTACCGTTCCCCAACGATTTTTAGTTTGTTTCTCGGTTTTATTTGCGAACTTATTAGCTAATAATTTAGCTTACGGACATAGTATATTAAAAAGTTTTGTAGATGTCAACCAATTTTCTACTTTTTTTTATAGACGAATCCGAAGCTTATGGAGGAAAGCTTGATATGACTGTATTTGATAGAGTAAAAAAATTAGCAGACAATCAGAAAATATCTATTGTGGAACTTGAAGAAAAGTTAAATTTTAGTCGAAATTCATTATATGCTTGGAAAAAAAGTAAACCTTCTATTGATAAATTAGAAGCTGTTGCAAATTATTTTGGAGTTTCTACGGATTATTTATTAGGTCGTGAAGTCTCTAATAAATCAAAGCAATTTGATGATTTGGATGAAGTATTAGATAATGTGATGAGTTTCGATGGTGAGCCTTTAGACGACCATGATCGAGAAGTTATTCGTGCTTACTTAAAAGGAAGATTCGGAAAATAATTTAAAGGTTGTGCTATATGAAAAGTATCAAAGAGTTGGTGGAAGAATATGGAGTGGAGTTAGTTTTTACTACATTACACAAAAAAGCTTGCTTCGAACCAGAACATGGCGTAATTTTTGTTAATCAAAATTTATCTACTGAAGAACAAGAAGAAGCAATTTATCATGAATTTAAGCACGTGAAAGATCATGCTGATTTGATGGCACTATATAACATCCCTATTTTTAGATCAAAAATGGAAGCAGAAGCTGAACATTATATGTTCGAATGTTTGATTGAAAAAAACGATGGTCAGTTTAATTATTCTAATGTAATTACACATTATAATTTAAAAATGGGGCAAGAAACTTATCTAAAATAAAAAAATAACGCACCCTCCGACCAAGAAGTTGTACGTTAAAACTAGAACCAAAATAGGCTTATTTTGTTACGCCTATTTTACCAAAAATAATGAGGTGAAACAATGGCAAATGAAATAAAACAAGTTGCGTTATACATACGTGTGTCTACAGATCAACAAGCTAAACATGGTGATAGTTTGGATGAACAAGAACACACTCTAAATGAATACGTAAAACAACAAAGAAACATGAAAGTATTCAAAACTTATATAGATGATGGCATTTCAGGTCAGAAACTATATCGTGATGAATTTCAAAAATTATTAGATGATGTTAAAAAAGGAAGAATCGATACGATCTTATTTACAAAATTAGATAGATGGTTTAGAAATTTACGTCATTATTTAAATATTCAAGAAATACTAGACAAAAACAATGTTACTTGGTTAGCCGTTACACAACCTTTCTTTAACACAGAAACAGCAATGGGCCGTTCATTTGTAAATCAATCAATGGGTTTTGCTGAGCTTGAAGCACAGATGACTTCTGAAAGAATTCGGGCCGTTTTCGATAATAAAATACGAAAAGGTGAAGTTGTTAGTGGAAAAGTACCGCTTGGTTACGATATCAAAGACAAACATCTTGTTCCGAATGAAAAAGCTGAAATAGTAAAAGAAATTTTCCAGTACTATTTAGAAACTGGCAGCATGCGTGCCACCGTTAGACATTTAGAAAATCATTTCAGCATGACAAGAGATTATCAAAGCGTTCGGCAAATGCTTACTAATAGAAAATACATTGGTGAATTACGAGATAATAAAAATTTTTGTGAACCTATTATTGATCGTGACGTATTCGAAAGAGTACAATTACAACTTTCAAAAAATATTCGTATGAATAAAAAACGCGACTATATGTTTACTGGATTGTTAGTTTGTAGTGAATGTGGTTGTAATTATTCCGCCACGGCGGTTATTAGCCGATATGTACGCAAAGACGGTACGACAAACCCGAAGGAAAGACATTTATATAGATGCACCAAAAACCGTAATAACACAAAAAAATGCAGTAATAAAAAAGGCATATATGAAACTACATTAGAAAATTTCCTTCTAGAAAATATTGAAAAACAAGCAGAAGAGCTATCCGTAAAAATGCAACAAGAACCCGAAGTGAAAAAAACTAAGAATACTAACGATAAAATAAAAAAGAAACTAGATAGACTAAAAAAAGCTTATTTAAATGAGGTTATAACATTAGATGAATATAAAAAAGACAGAGAAGAATTAGAAGCACTTTTAATACCTGAAAGAGATAATAAAATTGCTAAAATTGATTTGAACTCACTGCATAACTACTCTACTGCTGAATTTAGAGATGGATATAAACAGCTAACAATTTCGGAAAAAAGTTCTTTATGGCGGCAAGTGATTAAAAATATTGTGGTTTATCCAGATGGAAATTTGAAAATAAATTTTTTAGGATATTGA